TCCTTCAATAGGAGCTTGATAAAAGCCATCTGCTGCTTTTATTGTTAAAGCCTCATTAGTGTAAACTGCTGTAGCATTTGCAAATGTTGTTCCGTCTATGTAAAATGTATTGTCAGTTGCCATAATTTTAACAAGTTAATAAGTTTTCTACCATTCCACTGGAATTAACATAAATTACTGATGTTGCACTTAAAGAATAATAACCTGCAGATACTATTGTTGTTCCTGTATTATTAGAAAATACAAAATCATTTACAATTGGAGTTGAGCCAACAACCCCACTTCCATTATGATAGTAAGTTTGATTTTGAGCTAAACCACAAGCTTCAGATCTTGTAGATTTCATTAATGATCCTGAGAATGATGAGTAAGTACAAGTTGTACAACATACATCATCAGCTGTCGTACCAAAACATAAAGGTATTGTAGTTCCACAAGGAGCACAAGATACAGAGGGTAATAAAAGTCCAGATGATTGCTCTCTAACAATACTTGTTGCTTGATAAAACTGATTAGAAGCTTTAGTATATAAATTAGAATCTGTCCATACAGCAGTAGCTGTAGCAAAACTATCAGTGTCTATATAATATGAACCTGAAGAGCCAGAACAACATGAAACAAGTTCTGTTGAACCATCTCTTAAAAATAAAGGTGTAACAGTTCTATAATCCCAAATCATATATAGATACTTGTCAGTTATAGGGCTACCATTAGTATATGTAAATGTTGCTTCATATAATCCCGTTGAAGGATTTGTAATAGGAGTAACATTAGTAGATGCAGAATCTATTATTGGCCAATCATTAGCAATATATTCTATTGGACTAACTAAATATTTAAATTTATCAACTGATGCGTCAAAAACAAAGTCATCAAAATCTTTTTTATTAGACTGCATTGTTATACTTGCACCACTTACAGGCATAATACCTACTGAAGTTTGTCCACTAGTAGATATAAAACTTTCTACAGTTCCAGTAGTGTTAAATCTTACCAGTTCACTTGAAACTGGACTTGTCAAAGTTCCTTTGTTCCAGTGATATTGATTATGAATAAATTTACCATTATCTATTGGTGAACCTAAAGTTATTTGAACAACAACAATTTCATTTGTTACAGGACATTGTGGAGTGATGTCATATGTAACAATTCCAGAAGGTGTTATTGTAACAGTTGCAGTAGAAGGATTTGCTTTTGTTTTATTAAATGTCTGTGAACCACTTCCAGTAATTGACTGATTTATAACAGTTCCATTGTCCCAAACTACTAATAAAGTAACTGTGCCAGTCACATTATAATCAAAACTTACAACACCTTGTGCATTTCCAAAATCTATAGAATATGTTGAGGCACTACTTACTGACTGTCTTGATATTAAAGTACCACATGATAATGGCACGACTACAGTTGGTATATTTGTAACTGAAGATGACAATACATATTCGTTCATGTATGGATCAAAACCACCTAGTTTTTGTTTATTAAAATTTTGTGTAAATAAATCTCTAAAATAGGACCTCATTCCTAATTCAGAAATAACTACTAAAGCTTGTTGTCTTCCTGCACCTTTTAATTGTATTACTGCATTTCTTTTTGCATCAGTAAAATACATAGAATCACCATGAGATGCAAAACTTTCAGGATTACTACTTATGCCATATTCTTCTATTCTAGCAACTTGTTGACCTAAAATTAATGGGGATGATGAAAGTGCACCACCTCCAGCGGCAGTTGTTAATACATCTTTTTGTGCTAATACATAAGATATTTTATCTTCTTGTAAACACATTATATCTGTTTCTCTACTATGTAAAACCTCTATAGGTCCATATATTACTTCACAATCTTTAAAGTTTGCTAAACCTAAATTAAATTCATTTAGTCTATTTACATTAGATTCTTCACTATATAAACCACTATAAGTCATTCCAGCAAATCTGTCTGCTTCTTTATAATCTTGATCTGATACTGATGTTACCCTTTGTCCTAATGTAAATGATTGTCCTACAAGAGAATCTTCAACTTTAAAACTTTCTACACCATTACCAAATGAAAAACAATCAAAAAATCCTAGTGAACTTATAGCTGGAAGAGTGCTTGTTTGAGTTTGTGTAGTTCCAGTATGAAACCCACCTGTAATATCATAAGCAGTATCATCTTCATAATACAAATCATTATCTACATCTACAGGTATTGATTCAAAAGTTATTATTGAATTTGCTACTTGTACAGCTATTCTACCTTTTACCCTTGATGGATGCCCACCAACACCTTGAGTTCCGCTTTTTAGTGCTAAATATAAAAAATTAGTTTGTGCTGCTCCTGTAGAAGGTGCACCTCCATTAGTTGTAGAAAATCTATATTGATTTTTACCTTGTATTCTACCAGGTGTGCTTTTAGAAGGTAATGGAAAAGTGTTTATAAATATATTTTCATTTGCACCAGAATCATCTGTACTTGTGTCTGTACCTCCAGTAAAATCAATTGCCTCACCAACTACAAAATCATATAAATTATCGTAATCATTAGATGCTTGAAATGTTTTATTGTAATTGTAAATTTCTGATCCTGCATTGTTATTTCTTTCACTTCTAAAAAACTCGAAATCAAATGTAACTAAACTTCCTTCTGGCAATACAACATTTATATCATTAGTTGTGTTATCTCTAAAACATGGTATTTGAACACCAGGATAATTTCTTCTTGACTGATCTGATTCTGTACCAGAACTCCATGCAGATGAATCTTCTGATGTATCAACATTAAAGTTTGTAGGTTTTAACTCCATATATAAACCAGATAACTCGGATATATAAGGTTCTATACCACCTGATTCAATATTTGCCGCTGGAGTTAAAAAGTTTTGTTCTTTCGCATCAACACTTAAAACTTCTTGGGTTTGATAATTTGATAAAGGTCCAAATGTATCAGCTTTTACTCTAAGTATCTCACCAGTTCTGACCTTAGTTTGATTTTGTCCCTCTAACTTAAAGTATACCGTATTAGTTGTAGTGTCTCTGTAGTAAAAGTTACTATAAATAGTTTCGTATGGACCTTCAGCTCTTTTTACAACAAACTTATATTTAGATGCCCAGTATGGAGGTTTTTGTGTTACAGGTATAGTAACTTTAATTTGATTTTTTTGATTTGATGTAGATGCTGGTGTAAATATTGTGTTGTCTGGTGAAACTAAAGCAGTTGAGCTTCTTAAATATTCATCCATATAAACAACACCTACTTCATAGTTTCTATTACTGTGTAAACTTTTTGTGTTACCATTTCCTAAAAACAACACTTCCCCAGATGAAAATTTATAATATTCATACAAAGGCGCTGCTGCTGGTGCATTAGAATCAACAAATTTCATTGCAGGTATTTGGAATGTAACTACATTTGAGCCTGGTTGTGATGTAATTCTAATTCCTTGATTAAGACCAGATATACCACTTTCGATTTTTGACCACTGAATATTACTATCACTGTCACCAGGATTAGTTACTGCACAATTAAATACATCAGTTAAACTTGTTCCATTAGTACATGCATTTGCAACAGTTGTAAAATACGCAGGTTCACTACCAATTCTTGTTTTAAAATCAACACTAGTAACCATTTCAAAAATACTATTAAAGTCTTGTGCTAATGTAAATATTGTAGATATTGATGTTGAAGGTTGTGATGTTGTTGTTGATCCACTATTCCCTGTATATTTTGAATGAATAAATGTAAAATCAAAATCTAAAACTGCACCACTTTTTAGTTTTGTAGCAATATCTGAAAGGTCTACAGAAACTGTGCTGTTTGCTATAGTTTCAGGTGTATCTATAGTATATTGTACACCATTAACTAAAGTTGGCGAAAAATCATTTGTTTCAATATTAGTACTTACCCTTTCTGCTTCAAAAGTCATTTGACAATTGCTGCCATCACTATCAACCATATTGTATCCATCTACATAATTACCATAAACTAATCTATTACCCATTAAAGTTTGAGCTTTAGCAGTTCTAGGCACATTATCATATAATCTTAATAATTCAGCATCTGGAAGTATAGTATATATTTTGCTATTACTAAATGTTTGTGTTTGAATAGTGTTATTTGGCCATCCATAATTTAATTTATTGAATTTTTCAATTACATTTAAAATATTTGAGTCTGCAAATTTAAATATTAGGTCTACACCAACTACATTAGAATCTCCAGTATTAAAACTAAGCTCTACTGCATTATAAATGTTTTTCATACCACTATTTAAGTTTGTGGCTATATCGAGCTTAAATACACCTGGTACAAAGGCTATGTCGGTAAATTGAGATAATGCACTATATTCATCATCTTGGTATTTATATCTATAGGCAAAAGATATCATACGGGTTTCCATATAATTTGCTTCAGTGGCCTGTGATATTAAATTAAATGTAGGTGCTGCTAATGGTGGTTGAACAATAACATTTAACTCTTTGTTTGTCACTACATCTGCACCACTAGAGGGACTAGGATAATTTCTATTTACATTAATTTTTCTTGGTGGATTTATATCATCTGTAAAGAACAATAAATCACCTATTTTATTAACACTATTAACAAGATGTTTTGTGTCAAAATTTAATACACTTACTGAAACAACATGATAAGTAATTAATTCATTTTTAGTGTCATAAGACACAATCATGTCTACGGTTGTTGAAGTTATAAACCAATATATAGTTTCATTTGCACCATCATCATAAGCGCCAATACATGTAGCATTAGTTAAATCTACACCTTCATATTGTAATGTTGTAAGCCTTGTGTTTCCTTTAGAGTTTTCTACAGCACCAATTTCGGTACTCTCGGTTGATCCTAACCTAACATTTATTGCATTGACATATTCGCCTGGAGGGAGAAGTCTCTCATCCACACTTTTATTCATTCTTCCACGTACAAAATTTGTAGTTACTATAGGCATATTATTTAATCCATTTAGCCTGACCTCTCATATTCATTAATAGTCGACCAGGGTGTATGTTACTTAATCTAATTTTTGCGTTTCTTAATAAAGAAGACTTATCTTTTCTAGCTCTGTTTACAATATATTCTTGTACACCTAATTTACCATTTAATATAGAAAACTTAATATATGCATAAATAAATTCTTCAAATAACTTATTTACACTGATGTCAGCATCATTACCTTTTTCCATTCCATCAGAAACATATTCTAATACAATAGATTGTCCAGATGCAATTGAACTAAAATTAATAACACCTCTTTGCTTATCAATAGAAAAAGTAGGATTATTATTTGCGGTTTCAGTATTTAAACCAAAATGTCCACCAACAGCAAAATCAAAATACCACATGCCATCTACACAATAACCTTCACAACCATCATAAATACTTTGATTATTTAAATAAATAGTTTTTTTTGATAAATCTAATGGAGAGTCCTGTGGTTTTAAAACATTTCCATTTTGATCGAACAATATATTATTATTATTGTCTTGCAAATATGTACTTGCCCATTGTGTTTGTATGTTTTCAGTTAACGGAAATAATACTCCATTTTGAAACATAGATACTCTAACCCAATTTACATAATCGTGTGGCAAGACAAATAACAATGAATCATCTAGAGCTAATTGTAATATTTTTATTTCTTTCATAGCGTCGTAATTCAATTCTTGAATCCCTCTTTTTGCATGAAATAATATTTTATATCTTGAAGCATTATTAACCAATTCGTTGTTTCCTTGATACATTAACATAAAATTGTTAACAATGTCATTTAAACTAACATATTGATAAGAACCCCAGTTTTTATCCCTAGGAGTTCCTCCTTCATTTGCATAATATTGATAATCGTTTAAATATGCCATAATCTATATTTGTATTTGATTGTCTTCAACTATTTCTTGTTTTCCAAATTGATATACATCACCTTCTCTGATTTCTATCCCTACATATTGACAAATCTTTGCTACAATGCCTGGCTCATCTGATAAAGGTAATTCAAAGTCTTGATAATCTGCTTGATTTGAATCAAATTCTGGACTTCCTGATGTTCCTCCTACTGTTTGATATGTCCATTTTGGTGGTAATGGATACCTTACATAATCTGTTATAACTGATCCCGCTGTAGTTATAGTAGCTGGATATACCATTATAGTATTTCCTAATTGACCTTGTGCAGAATCTGTTGTCGCTCCAACAATTCCACTGGTTGCACCGCCTAATACATAGGCTGGAAATCCAGTGGTTGGTGCAGTTAATGGCGAGTTATTGAGATAAAATATTTTATTTTGATTAACCCTTTCTACCTCTACAATACCAGTAGTATTATATGTAGAATATGTATCTCCACCCGCACCACCAATTGGAAATATATTAGTGCTTAAAGTTAATTGTGTGTTACTATCAATGCTTACTATAAATGCACTAAACCCAGCATAATTACTGCTAGAAGTTGTGTTTGTAATAATTTGTCCAACTTTGACTACACCACTAGTAGAAAATTGTGCGGCAGAATCTGTTAATCTATTTGCTACACCAGCGGCAGTTGTAAAACCACTATCTACAAAATTAGGATAATAATTAACTTTATTAATATAATAATAATCAATTGGAAGGTTAAACATATTGTTTCCTTGCTTAATTAACCCTTTAGTAACAGAAAAACTATCAATTACTTCTACTAAACTTTTTACTATATCTGCATAACCAGTACCAGACACTCTTTGGTTTTGTTTATTTATCCAACTATTGTATTGATAAAAATAATCTTCAAACAAATCCATTTGTGCTTGTTGCGAGTACAAATTAAAATCTTGTGGAGATATATATCCATAATTATTCTTGTTTGCAATTGCCTGTACAGTATTTCTGACTGAATTAATCATTCTAGTTCTTTTTACAAATATAAACAAAAAAAAAGAGGCTCAATTGTTTAAGCCTCTTCTTCTTTTTCGTGTAAATAACTAGATTAAGCCCACTGTATTTGAACTTGTGCAATACCTGTTACAGGGTATTTTGGTTCAAGTACAAATGATGGTCTATTCCAACTAGTAGACAATGCATTTTCAATAGCTTCTACGATGCTATTTATTTGCTCTTTTACTTTAGCCGCATCATCAGCAGTAGACGCAGTTAATTGTACTCCAATAGTATCACCAGCTCCATCGGCTGTATGTGCTACTATGTCATACAAAATATCTACTTGTCCTGCTCCTGATCCTGCCTCTACAGTAAGAATGTGATTAATGTTAATCAGATAATCTTGACTACTTAAGGTTACTTTTAAAAATTTTTCCATATCTTATAAATTTATGGGGTTAAACAATTATACAAAGATAACTATTTAATTAACTCTTTTTTAAGCGATTTTTAAGTAGCTTATATATCTCAACACCTTCATCTGATTGAAAAAACGAACCAACAATCCAATTAGCATCTTCTCCAAAAGGAACAGATATTAATCTTTTTTTATTGTTAGGAAGGTTATAATAAACCTCTTTACCATTGTTTCGTGTTTGTAAGAACCCAGCTTTAAATATTTGATAAACATCATCTTGTAATTGTAACATTGGATCGTTTATCGTATTAATAAAGTCTTCTGGATTATTCTTTGAGTATATTAACAAATCCCTTTTTAACTCTGGAATAGTCATGTTGTCAACCACATTACCTAATAAAACTCTAGATACTTGTAATAATTTCTGAGTATTACTAGACAGTTCTTTTGCTATTATTTGAGCTTCTAAAACACTTTCTGCATCTGAAAGCTCATCTAATGCATCTTGCTCTTTATTAACCTCTACAAACACTTTCCCATTACCAGGGTGATAATGTAAAAACTCTTGTAGTACTTGGTCTTCTTTTTGAGCTACTAGCATACCATCATCGAACACTATAGGTTCTAGAATTGCATTACCGTCTTGTTTGTCTTCAAATGGACTTTTTTGATTTCTTGCGTATCTTAATGGTCTATTAATTCCTTGTTCTTCATCAAAATATAACAAAGGAGATCTTTGAGAATGCCTTGATGATAACATGTATGAGAGAGGTGCTTTGTTACCAGTAAGCTTATATAATTTAGTAACGTATTTTGCTTTTTTTTTCATTTTATTTAATTTAATTTAATTTAATTCCAGTAAAAAATAAATATTACCCCCACCTAAGTAGGGGTAAAATTTACAATAATATTAGTCCTTAAAAATAAAGAAGTTGTTTGCACCTAAAGTACATACAGCTCTTTCACTTAAGAAATTGACTTCCATTGCATCTAAGTCAGAAGTTCTTGCACCACCAGCAGAACCAGTAATCCAAGTTTTGTATCTTCTATCTTCAGTTTCAGAAGCTCTATATCTAACATGTAAGAATGGTCTTTTTGCATTCTTTCCTAAAATTTGATCGTAAACTGTTGTTGATCCAGCAGGAACTAAAAGCCCATTTACTGCACCACCAATAATTCCACCTCTCATTGTAGGATCATTAAGATATTTCCAGTCTGACTTGTAAAAGTCATAACCTCTTCTAAATCCTGTAAAACCAAGATTTAAAGCCATGTCTTTATCATTGTCAAATAGACCATATGATGTACCACCACCTCCATAAGAGTTTTGTTGTGCTAACATATCATCAATATCAAATGAGAAATTTCTGTTTAAGAAAATAACATTTTCTTCAATAGCTCCTTGCTTGTCTAGTCTTTGTATAACACTATCAAACTGAGCTAAACTAGTTGGATTACCTCCACCAAAAACATTACCTCTATTTTCAACAACATAGAAGATACCATCAGAACCAGATTTCTCTGCTGCTGCTGCACCACCTGCTCCTAAACCTTGCAGATAATTACCTGCATCTGAACCTGCTTCTGCTGGAACTGCTTCCACCATAGCTGTTTCTAAATAGTCTTCAAATCTTAGCCTTGTTTCGTGCTCAGATTTTAAATACCATAAATATCCATTAGCTCCATTTTCAGTTTGAATTTCAATCCATCCAATTTGTGCCATATCAGAACCAGATACTTCATATTTATCTTTGATAATAATAGGTTTGTTTTGAAAGATAAAATCATCTGCTTCATTTGAACCAACCATTCCGTTTGTTCCTTTTGCAAATTCAGAACCATAAATAAAACAATCTATAGAACCTGAAGTAAACGCAGGCATACCTGCTGCTTCATAAAATCCTACACTGAAAGTTCTAGCTCCTGCTCCTGCTCCAGCAGGTGCTACAGTTACAATTCCTTTAGCTGATAGTGTAGATCCTGCTACAGAAGAACTTAACATTACTGTTTGTCCTGCTCTAAGAGCTGCCAAATTTGGCGAAGCTAATGCTGGATTAAAATCTGCCGCTGGAATAACGAATACTGCTGTATCAAGACCTGCTCCTGATACTGTTGTTAAACCTGTGTATTTATTGTGTAACCTTCCTTGTTCTGCCCATTTAATAAGGTCAGAGTTAGAAGGCATTTCAGCGCCTACCATTCTTAAGAATGATGCTACTGTTCTATTCCCGTATCTTTCGAATTCTTTTTCGTAAGTGTCAGGAAGATATTGCTGTAACCAAGTAAAGTCTGCCGAAGACAGATAATTAGTTGATACAGGTACTTGTTGTGAACTCGGTTGTAAATCGAATCCTGGGACCGCTTGTACTGCCATAATAATTTAAATTTTAATTTGTTAAACTTTTTTTATACTTCTAATTTTAAGTCCTCTTCCACTTTCAGTATTTCCTACAGCCCTTATTTTCATTCCGTCTTTTGTAACAGTCTGCTGAGCAGCGCTTCTAATGTCCATGTTTATGTTTTTAGATTTTCTAGAAACATTATCCACAGTTGCAGAAACACCTTGGTCGTAAAAAAATTGAGCAAATTT